CGCAGCTCTTTAATCAGCTCGTCTTTGCTGCGACCAGTTAAGGTTGATTGGTAGATCCCGGTTGCCAGCGTGTCCAGCTGTTGATCAGCAATCGCCTGAAAGCCTTGAAAGCTCAACTGCTGCAAGGCTTGAATGGTTTCAGGTGCTACACGGGTGAAAGTCCCATATTGGGACAGCATCTCAAACTGCTCGTTTGCAACGTCCATGTATCCGTCGATGATGGATTGCGCCTCACCTAAGAAGCTCGAATCAATCTGTCTTCGGATTTCCTGCCTAGCCTGTATCGACCATTCAAGATCAAACAGCTTGCCAGCCCTATCTGGTGCGGTGTTGATAAATGACGCAATGTTATTCTCTAGCGTCTGCAATACGTCAGCCAGTCGCCGCTGGTGTCCGTCAGTTAGCCGCTCTAGGAAATCGGCGTAATCATCACTCGCCGCCATTGTTCGATGGCTCTATGAGTGTGTCACCGCCGGGAACCTCGTCTAGCCCGATCTTTTCTCGCACTTCGTTCAGGCTAACCGCCCCGCTATCGATGTGGTATTTGTAGATCTGAGTACGCTCTGAGAAGTCCCCAACTGCTCTTGTGCTTTCGATTATCTCTTTATGCGCCTGTGCTAGCTTCTCGTCGTCTAGGACTAGATCAGCAATTTGCTTATCGACTTCCTGCATCATCGTCAGCGACCTTACACCGCTGGCTCTTACCTGCTGCAAAAATAACAGTTCTTTCTCGTAGTCTCGCAGATCGAAGGCATCAGGATAGAAAACCTCTACCTCTGGCGTGACTCCTAGCCAGTTGCAGAAATATCCCCATATATGCTCTTCAGCCAGTTCGAGCAAATCAGCTTTTTCTGACAGCTTGGCATTTAGCATTTGAAACTCGGTCTGCATTGCTACGCCTGATTGCGTCAGCGATTCAGTGCCGCGTACCGCGCCCATGTGCGCCATCTTGTTTATAGCTTCGACCTTATCCTTAATTGATTCGCGTATCGAGTCGATGTTCTGGCCGCTAGGCTGTAACAAATAGGGCTTTAAGCCAGCGTCACTATCCTCTGACAAATTGATGACTGAGCCTGCGCCAGCACTCGCGTCTGCGTCGTAAGTCTTGACCAGCGAGGGGTGATTGCTAATGCGAATTAACTGCTCGATCTCGCTTAGTTCTTGATAAATAGCCTTTTGCATCAAAGCTACGTCGCTCAGATCGCTAACACCAATGCCTCGCACAACGCTACGCGCTGCGGGGAGGAATGCCGCCGGGATCTTGCCCAGCGGGTTTGGTATCTCCTCGATCTTCGTCTCTACGTGACCATCATCTTTCCAAAACTCGATGATGTCTTTGCGCCACAAACGGAAGTAGCTAACCGTTGTCGTTGCATCCTCGCGGTCTATAGACTCGCGCAGCTTGAGGTAGGTAAGCTCAAAACGTCCGCTAGGCGTGCGCTCGTACTTCCAATCAAACACGTTTTCAGGTGTAAACAGAGTCACATAGGGCCGGATATCTTGGTCAAGCTCTTCTGCGCGTGTTTGTGCATTGCTTTGTGGCTTGTCGACTAAAATCCAGACGTGGCCATATACCGATGACCAGATCTGCGCCTGTTTCATAAAGCTATTAAAGCTCATGCCATCCAAATCAGCATCTTTGACGAACGATTCGAGGGCTGGGTTATTGGTCAGCCCGTTAAAGTTGCGGACTGGCGGCACACGCCATAGGAACGAGCTATAAATGTGAACGATATTTCTGCAATGGTTATCGACAGGCGTTAACGCTACCCGGCGGCTGTACTCGTCCTTACTTTCGTTCATGTAAGAAGTCAGATAGGAACCGTTTTGGTAATCCTCGCCGCCCAAGTATGAGCGGAGATAAAGCTCCCAACGTTGCTCGTTAATGTCGTAGTCGGGATGCTGGTATTCAAGAAATCTCATGTCCACCTCGTGGGCTGTGGCGTGTCATGCTCCTTGCGAATTGGGAACATGTATTCGATTAGGTAGCCGAGCGCATCATTCATGTGATCGAATCCGTCATCCTTGTTTGGTTGGCTCGTGCCTTCCTTGTACGTTTGGCGCTCTAGGCTGTTGATAACGTTTTTGCAATTGGGCGTTACAAATAACCGCCTTTCCTGCTGACTAGATAGCAGTCTGCTATTGACACTGTTTATCCTATCACGTATGGCAGGATGCTTTTGGCGTACTTTAACCCTAAACCCTGCGTTTTGTAAGATGTTTAGATCGGTGCGGCTACCTGCTGAGGTCTTGCGCTGCGCTGCTGCTGGGTCGGGGTATATCGTTATAGCGGCTTGCCTGTATCGTTGCCGGATCTCGTCAACCATTTCGTCGGTGTTTGAGCCATACATAACGATTTCGTCTATCGCGTGCAGTGTTGAGCCATGCCTTACACAGACAACTGCCGACATAGGATCAACGTTGAAATCCATGCCGATATGCAGCTCGTTCGGCTTGTCGTTGTATGGCTTAACCGACTCCTCGCGGCTGAACGCATAGTAAATGATGCCAGAATAGTTGACAAACCGAGCCTCGTATTCCTGCTGGAATGTCCTACTGTCTAGGTCGTTTTTTGCTGCTTCGATTTCATCTGGGTCAACGTTCCCGCCTTCGATGGTTGTGTATTGGAACGCCTCCCAAGAATCTACGCCATCAATGCCCCTTGTCCACAGATCATAGAAGTGATTCCGTCCCTTTGGCGTGCCAATAAACAAGGCACTGCCGCGCCTGTCTGATAATGACGGTCGCAGCACCTCATGCCATGCCTCCGGGCGCATATCTGCAAACTCGTCTAATACGCAGAAATCTAAAGCCCTGCCGCGTAGGTTGTCGGGCTTTTCCGCACCCTTCAGCGCTATGCTTGAGCCGTTTCTGAGGTTGATGCTTAAAGCGGTTTCGTTCTTCTTCGTCATGTAGCCATCTGGGATGGCGTCAACCAGCATATTCCAAGCGATTTCCTTGGCTGCTTTATATGTTGGGGCTACGTACCAGCAATTGCGCTGCTTGCCTTGTAGCGCGTGCTTAAGTAGCTCATAGGTAGACAGAAAGGTTTTGCCGAATCGACGACCAGCGACCACTACCCGGAAGCGTGAATCGCTGAAAAATATGTCATCCTGCGGTTTGGTCAGCTTCATCTGCGCGTTGTATAACGATTGGCTGTAGGTCGACGGGTTCTGTTTCAGGTTGGTCAGATTGACCTAACCAGTTCTTGCCGAGCCAGATAAGCATGCTCGTATTACCATCCATCGCTGCCGTGTATTGTCTGCGGCGCAGGCTCATTTTGCCGCCGCTGGCCTTTTGCTTGAAATAGTCCGCAAAACTCATCTCAAATTCCCGATGACAGGCCCGATTCAGAGTGTCATAACTGCAATCTAAGAAAGAGGCTATTTCCTCTCCTGTGCAATGTATCTCGCACATCTTATCTACTTGATCCCACTCAATCGGAATTCTGGGTCTAGCCATAGTTATGCCTGTTCTTGCTCTCGCGTGAAAGCGTAGAAAGCATCCTCGACGATCTCTAGCTGTTGCGTCTCGAAGCCTGCCAACGCTTTGTCAAATCGTGCCATTGCCGCCTTAGACTTGCCCACGCCATCAAGATGCCCATAAACATTAGTTCCGACAGCAATACAACCAACGACATCATCAGCAGTGTTCCCCACATGAAACAAAATGTGAGTCCTCCCAGGCACGTCCATAACCTGCCACGTATCAGGGCCGAATCTTGGACTATCTCCCTTCGTAATTGTGTAACGTCCTGCTGGAATACATGAGACAAACGGCTTATTGTCTTTCCAAGGCTTTTCCACAGTCCAAAAAACTTCGCTTCCACAAACTAACCTCCCCAGTGTTCGATCATCGAATAGTGCGTATCTCGTCAATTTCAACATTTTAACCGCAGCCCTAAGTTACCAATAAACGCGGATTGTAGCCCAGAAGCGCACTTTCTCACAAAAAAACACCTAAATAGTAAAAATAATGCTTTACTTTTATGTTTTTATCATTAGAATAAGCATTGTTGTTAAAGAAAACACTGACTCGGGAAGGAGCGCAAACAATGAAAACACTACTTCAACAGATCCAAGCAGCTTTCGCAGACGCAGACGCACAATCAATCGCGGCTTTGCCCGAGAAGGTTATCGAGGCTCGCGCTGCATATCGAAATCTCAAGAAAGAGTACCTCGCGACTCAATATGGCAGCTACGAGCGTCGAATCGCTAGTAACGCTATCGACGCAATGTTCACCAAGTCTTTCCAAAGCGAATACAGCTGGGGTGAAGAGGACCACATCGAGCGAGCCATCAAAGCACTCAAAAAAGCCCACGCCGCCCGTAACGACCGCATCCACAATAAGATGGCCAAGGCTGGCATTACTTCAATCGACGTTGACAACTTCAAGGTCATCTATGGCGAAGACTTCCAAGGCCTCTGGGTTGTCGGTGGTCACGTAGTCGAAATCCGAGTTATCTGGGCTGGCGGTTACAACATCCAGTCGCTTCATCAAAGAGTGTTAGTCAAAGTCACCGAAAATAAGGAGGCCGCGTAAGCGGCCATAGGAGGTTTCACGTGAAACATAAGCGACTTTTAGCGTTTGCTGTTTTAGCCATAGCATTTATGGCTGCTGGCTCAATGGACTATCAAGCCGAGTTGGACGAAGAGCGGATCTACCGCACTAACGTCTGCGAGGGGTTCTGGCCTGATTACAAAAACCTTGAACCTGTGTGCGGAGGTAACAAATGAACGGAAGGTGGACT